TTGGGCCTGAGGCTTGACTACCTAAGCTCACAATCAAGCTGCCCTTAGGACGCAAGCGTGAGAAGTCGTAACCTATGCCACCACCCTTACGCATTGTCTTCCCAGCTTCCTTAGCTCCATCCATGATACTGTTGAAGTCATCCTCAATAGGTGAACTAACGAAACAGTTGAATGCTGTGGTAGCCGTAGGCGAACCAATGGCTAACTGTGTCCTACCGCCACCCATGAAGCGTTGCTCTAATAGGATTGTACGTAAGGCATAGAAGTGTTCTTCACTATCTGACAAGGTACTAGCAAAGCGGTTCTGAGCTTCCTTGAAGGACTCACCTTCCATACGATACTTGGTTGCATGAACCTCTTGGCTCAGGCGTGTCTGTGGCCCCTCTACAGTAGCAATCACAGGTTAATACCATTCTCTAGCTTCCAGATGAAGTAAATGTCAGGGTGCATTAGCTCCTTCATGATAACCTCAATACTCACTACTGTGCGTAACATAGCCACATAGTCCTCAGCATCCAGATAGGACTCAATGGAGTGCTGCGTTAACTCTGCTTTAATGTCTGCGTGTAGTTGGTCTAAACATGTAACACCTACCTGTTCTACTTGTACTTCGTTCAATTTAAGTTTCATAATTACTTCTCTCAGGTTAGTGTATTTTGTTTAAATTCTCACGGACTTCATAGTCCACAATTTCAATCGTTTCTATAGCAGTCTCCTGCCGTACTGCTGTTATAAGTTGGTCATAAGCAGAGTCAAAGGCATCCTCTTGACTCTCTGCTACTAGGGTTACAGTAGTTGTCACCTCTGCAACTAGGCTTACCTCGTACTCTGCTAACATTAGACATCTTCCCATGTTGTACCACGTTGTGCCAATTGCACTGCGGTGTTAAAGTCACAATCGAATCCCTCCATAATGATGAAGAAATGCTCCATAAACATCATCTCGCTATCCCTCCAGTTCAGCTAGCTCTAAGGTTAAGTTTTCAATACGTTGTAAGTAGTAGTTGTTGAACCTATCATCACGACCATTCAAGGCGTGAGTGTAGTTCTTTACTTCATTTACTAGGTACTCTTTCTTCTGTGCAACAGCTACTTTCTCTTTCAACGTCATCTTAGTCATTACTCTGCGTACTCTCCAGTTCTAATTAATGTGGTCAACTCCACAGCCCTTTGGCCTACCTGACTAGCCCACATGCTATCCATAAATTCATCTGCACATAGCTCCCAGTCCTGATCTTCGGCTGCTGCTAATGCTTTCTTGAACTTCATGAACCTAGGTAAGCCAAGGTTAAAGCATATGTTTACGAGGGCATCCATTCGTTGCCACTCCATATGCTCAACCCAAGGGATAGAGTTTACCAGTTCTTGCTCCACCCTGTCAACATCATTCTGTAATAAATATGTAATTTCCCTAGGACTCAAACCTAAGCCCCCACTGGGGTCGATATTTCTACCGACTCCTATAGTTAGCTTCCCGACAGTATCGGTATAAGCATGGCTCTCACTCCCTTCATGCTTTATTAGCATATCTAGTAGTTTACTCATATTAAACATCCCTCTGGTATTAAACCATAGCCCATAAGCACACCAATGCCGTACATGGCAAGAGGTATTAGTATTTCATAACCCTTCATTTGTTGCCTACCTCGTCTTTAGTCATCTTACAGTAGTCCAACTGTATCTGTAGACAGTGCAGAGCTTTCTCCACATTCTCTTGGTGGTCACCTTTGTCGCGTGTGAGATACTTATTTACCGTGGTGTACACTGCTGCTTGCAGACCTTCATAACCAAAGTTCTTATAGGTTATCTCAAAAGGTTGTATACCTTGGTTCTTATAGTGCTCACCACCTACTTGCGACTCTAAAGCACTTTGAGTGTAGATACCTTGGTAGTTAGGTGGCGCATCATACGCTTCCTCTAAACCCCAAGTCTTCTTTATATCATTAACGGACATCCATAGCCTCCTCAAATAAACTCATATTCTTCATGACCTGATCTTCATACCTATCAACTAACGACTCTGATGTTATTTCTAATATTTCACATAGCATATCAACATCATAGTGCTTTAGTATCTGTTCCTTTAGTTCTTCATACGTCATAATTATTTCTCTACTCTTGTAGGTAATGTAGCTAGATGCTCAAGCAGCTTATCAACAGTCTTCATTGTGAAGTGTTGTAGCCCTTCCTTCTCACACCACTGCCCTAGGTTCATCTTAGCGCCCTTCCTAAGGCGCTTACGTGAGTCAGTGAACACAAAGATCAAAGGCCTATCTATTTCATCACGGATAGCCTTGTACTTCTGTGTGTCTCCAACCCTAAAGAAGCCCTTGGTTTCTATCATAGCCCCAGTGCGCTTATCAATGAAGTCAGGTACATACTTCTTCTTAATGATATAAGGTATGCGGTAAGGTTCGTACATGAAGTCTTCCGTACCTACGGCATCATTAAATGCACTCTCTAGTCCTGATCTAAACTTAGTCTTAGCTGTCATCATGCTTGCTCCTTAATTAATTCGCGATACTTAGCCACCCATCCAGCAGCAGTATAAGCAGCATTAGCATTAGCAGCAGCAGCAGCCTTAGCAGCAGCATAAGCAGCCTTAGCAGCAGCATTAGCAGTATTATAAGCAGCACCATAAACAGTAGCATCAGCAGCATTAGCATAAGCAGCCTTAGCAGCGGCATAAGCGGCAGTGGTATTAGCCTCTAATTGTGCTTGGCTAACTGAATTATTATCAGCTAACCACTTCTCTACAAGTTCTATGTGTTTATTCACAGTCCTTGCTCCTTAACTAATGAGTGATACTTAGCCACCCATCTAGCGGCAACAATAGTATTAGCATCAGCAGCAGCAGCAGCAGCATTAGCAGCACCCTTAGCAGCACCAGCAGCAGCAGCATCAGCATAAGCAGCATCATAAGCATCATAAGCAGCAACACAAGCAGCATAAGCAGCATTAGCATTAGCAGTAGCATTAGCAACATTAGCCTCTAATTCTAATTGGCTAACTGAATTATTATCAGCTAACCACTTCTCTATAAGTTTTATGTGTTTATTCATCACTATCATCCTTTATCCATAAGTTACCTAAGATCAACCACTGCATCTTACGCCAAAACCAGTTAGGTTCACAACCTTTGTTAGGTATCCATATAAGACCTTGGCTAGCGGGTGTGCCGCCAAACATATAGCATTTCCACGGGGATTTCTCAGTGTCCTTCCAAAACAAGCCACCATCATTCATCACCGAATACCTTGTCAATAGCTATTTCAAAGATCATCCAATCTACTTCGGCTTCTGTCTTTGATGCTGGTGGGAAGCAGAACTGCGGTGACCTCACCATATCAATGTAAGACTTTTTAAGCTGCGCTCGTTGTTTGTTAGTCATCACCGAATACCTCCTCAAGTTTCATACGTCTAAAGCCGTTCCAGTCTCTACGCATGTAGATAAGGTTCCAACAGACTTCCATCAGTTCCTTCCAGTCGTCAGGGTGAGCCTTTTGCCAAGCCTTGGTAACAACCTTATATAGGTCATCTGTAGGTACGTCCTGTAAGAGCTTTGCAGCCTTAACCTTACCAATACCTTTGATGCCTTGGATGTTATCCGTAGCTTTATCACCTTGCAACATTTGACTGCACATGTTGTACCAACCTTCATGCTCACTGACATAGTACAAGAGCTTCTTACGTTGGTCAAAGTTATAATGCCAACCTTCCACCATGTTTATGTCTTTATCAATATGAGCTATGACATAATGCACACCAGCGTCTATAGCCTCTTGTGCCCATATAGATACAACATCATCAGCTTCACAGTTATCAGACTTAAAGTGCCCTAGCTTCCATGCAAATTCAGTTAACGCTGTGCGCCTCTTGCCTACCTTAGGGTCAATGGCAGCCTTAGCTTTATCAGTTAGCCGCTGACCTTTGTAGTCCTCAGCAACATCATATCTAAAGTTACCAACACCTTTGACAGCTACGAATATTTCATCACTGCAGGTATCCCACTGAATGTCCTCAATAGCTTTCTCGTAATACTTCTTACCTTGGGCTATTGTGGTCGTGGTCAACGCTATACGATAGATAATTGAGTCAGCATCAACAAAGCATTTCTCAAAGGGCTTGCCTTTACTTTGCTTATTCATGACAATTCCTTAATTTTAGGTTGCTCAGGGAGTGGCATCCAATGTGTTATTACATCGTAAAATCTGCCACCACTACTGCATCTGAATGCAACCACCTCTTCCTGTGGCTCAAACCCAGTTCCGCAACGCTCCCTGCCTACAATAAATAAAGTGTTTGGGTGATTGCATAATAGAGAATCTTTGTTTTTAGGCGGTAGCCTATCTTCCACGCTTATCCATTTACTCATGGTCGTTTCTCCAGTGTGTTTATGGCACAGTAAGATGTGTCATATAAATCTTCCCGTACTTCTTCTTCCCTGCCGTAGTTTTTCCATTCATCTGTATTTAAATCGTACCATGGCTCAAACGCATGCCAATACCAATCATTGTCCTTATCCATTGCTAAATAGTTAGCCCACTCTGGTGCGTCTTTCCAATTAGGTTTATTCATTAATAGCCTCAATGCAGCGTACTGCTGTTGTTAAGTCAACCTTAAACCACTCATTACGCCTATCTTCACTTAAGGCCTCAAGTGCCTTAT